GTCAACTATAACACTGCTATTGGTCAAGATGCTTTATACTCTAACACCACTGGCAACTCTAACACTGCTAGTGGTAGGAATGCTTTAAACTCTAACACCACTGGTAACGATAACACTGCTAGTGGTACGAGTGCTTTATACTCTAACACTACTGGCAACTATAACACTGCTAGTGGTAAGGATGCTTTATACTCTAATACCACTGGTATCTATAACACTGCTAGTGGTAGGAATGCTTTATACTCTAACACTACGGGTAGCTTTAACACTGCTAGTGGTACGAGTGCTTTATACTCTAACACTACGGGTAACGATAATATTGCTAGTGGTAAGGATGCTTTACGCTCTAACACCACTGGTAGCTATAACACTGCTAGTGGTGCGAGTGCTTTATACTCTAACACTACGGGTAACGATAATATTGCTAGTGGTAAGGATGCTTTACGCTTTAATACCACTGGTAACGATAATATTGCTATCGGTGTGAATGCAAATTCAACATCGGGGACGGTTAGCGGTCAATGTACTTTAGGCAGTACAACCATAACTAATCTACGCTGTAATGACACTTCTATTTCATCATTATCAGATGAAAGAGATAAAACTAACATTGCTGATATTCCGTTGGGTTTAGACTTTATTAACACGTTACGGCCAGTTAGTTTTGATTGGGACAGGCGTGATGGTTCAATGGTTGGTAAAAAAGACTTCGGCTTTATAGCTCAAGAGTTGAAAGCTGCGCAAGAAGCAACTGTTTATTCTGATTCTATGCGTTTAGTTTGTGAAGATAATCCCGAACGTATCGAAGCCGACCCGATGAAAACTTATCCAATTTTAGTTAAAGCAATCCAAGAGTTATCTGCTAAAATTGCAGAGCTTGAAGCGAAATTAGCAGTTTAATATTAAGGAAATAATTTATGTTAGAAATTACACCAGAAGAAATAGCACAACAATATTCAGCTATGCAGGATTCAGTTGCTTTAATTGTAGCGGGGAAGCCTGAATTTATGTTAGATGATGAATGGCTAGACATGAAATCTCGCAACCAAGAGCATTTGAAAATAATGCTTGCCAAAGACTTTTGGACAGATGAAGATTTAGCCGCAACAAAAGAAGCTATAAAATAATGGCCAACGGTTATAAAGGTGAGAAAACTATAACGCTATATCATGTTGATTATCTGATGACAATCAATATGAACGTTATAGCAGAGTTTCAGAGCGAGACAGGAAAGGACTTCATGGCAGTAGGTATGCAAGCGTTAAACGCATATTATAAAAGCCGTGAAGAAACGTCCCCACTTGCCCGCGCTGAGATGATGGCTAATGCTATATCAATGAGCGACACTGCTTATTTATTTTATATCGCTGCTAAGTATTCTAATAAAAATGTAGAGTTCGGAGAAATCCAAGAAGCTATATTATTAGAAGGCGCTTTGGAAAATACAGATGCAGTATCTTATCCTTTATTGTTTGTTGGGCTTATTGAATTCGCTTTAATTGGCGTAGTTGATGACGTAAAAAAAAAGAGATTGCAAAACTTAATGAGCGACGATTCAAAAAGTTCATAGCTGAAAATGAAAAAACAGATCCTATTGATTTTAATATGTATCTGGCTTTAGCGAATAAAATAATAGGCATTTCCTTGAGTGAATTCTGGGCAATGCCTTTTTTTATGTTTAATTCTTTGCTAGAAGCAAACAGAACAGAACAGCAAAATAAACGCACAAGAAAACACGTAGTAACATCGCTACGATATACACGACAAAAATTTGGGTGGCAATAATGGCTAACGTCGAAAGTTTAATAGTTGAGTTGGATGCAAAAATTGATGGTTATGTTGATGGAATGAACAAAGCCAAACAAAAGAATGATGCTTTTGGCGGAGCATCTCAAAAGATGGGTAAAATTGTCGGCAAGTCAACTGACACTATAAAAAAAGCAGGTGTTGCAATCTTGGCAGCACAAGCGGCGATGACAGGCGCGGCAATAGCCAGTGCACGATACGGTAAAGAAATCCAAAACGCTGCGACATTGACCAAAGTTTCAGTTGAAGAAATGCAAGCGTTAGGCGCAGCGACAAACACTGTCGGCATAGACATGGAAAAGCTTTCTGATATATCAAAAGACACCAGCGAAAAAATAGGTGACTTTATGAACACAGGTGGCGGCGGCTTTCAAGATTTTGCCGATGCGTTGAGCTTATCAGAAGAACAGGCGATGGCAACAGCAAAAGCTTTTGAAGGCATGGCGGCACCAGACGTTTTACAAGAAATGGTCAATCAGATGGAAGAAGGTGGAGTTAGTGCCGAACAAATGAGTCACGCCTTAGAAGGTATGGCCTCAGATACTACGTCATTAATACCATTGCTAACGAATGGCGGCGAAGCCATGAAAAAACTGAAGGATGATTTTGCCGAAACTAGCGTAGTTTTATCTAACACTGATATAAGCAAACTTACCGAAATGGCGGGCAACTTCACAGCGTTAGGCGATACCTTTCAGGGAACTATGGGCAAATTTAGCGTTGAATATGCGGATCAATTTAATTCTATAATTGAAACAACACAAGCAGGGTTAAAAATAGTTGGTGACGAGTTTGCAAGCGGATCATTCACAGACAGATTAAACTCTTTTTATGAAGCTTTTACTGCATCGTGGGCGGTTGCTATGGGCGATAATATTAGCGTATTTGATAATTTTTCAGGTGATGCAACCGAGATAATAACATCACTTGCTGAAGCTTGGCTTGATTTTGCGTTAACCTTGCCGATTAACTTTAAAATTGCAGGGTTACATGTAAAAGAAATATTTGCGGATATACTGGACAGTATTCAAGTTTCATTAGCAGAAGCGAATATGTTAGTGCAAGAATCATTGGATTTTGTTGGTGCTGGTGACGTTGAAGGCGCACAAGCAGCACTTGACGCAATAACAGCGCAGACAGATGCGAGAGATGCAGCACACGAAACAGAGTTAGAACAACTTAGAGCATCAAAAGAAGCGATACTTGATAAGTTCAGAGCGGAGCAAGAAGCGGCAACAACAAAACGCGAACAATACGCCGCGGATTCTGGCGAGCGTATGGCGTTAGCTGAGGCAGAAGAAAAAGCAGAACGTAAAAGATTAAAAGGCAAAGTCAAAGGCGACAAAGAGGAAACTGTTTCTGGCGCATCAAAAGCGAAAGGGATTGCAAAAGCCAAGGAGGACATGACCAAAAACGCAATGGTGCTTAATGAACAGCTTTTTAATAATAACAAAGCTATCGGGGCAGGGATTATTGTTGCGGAAACAGCACAAAACGTGGTGAGTTCTGTTAAAAACAGCGGAGGTGTTCCTTGGGGTTTACCTGCAGGTGCAGCAGCGGCGGCGATGGGTGTGGCTCAATTATCAGCGCTGAAAGGTGCATCAAAAGGTGGCGGCTCAATATCTTCAAGTGGTGGCGGTGGGGGAGCTAATATTCAAAACCCACCATTACAAGATTTTGAAGCTGAAACAAGTGGTCTTCAGTTAACAGATTCGACGTCTAGTGGCGCGCAAACTATGCGAATAGAGTTTATAAATTCAACGGGTGACGATATAATAAACTCAATTGCGGAGGGTTTAAATACCGCACAACGAGAAGGGCGCACATCATGATATTGACAAAAACAAACGCACTGGAGGGGGTGGCGGTTACTATACCAGGCGACCCCAGTCTGGATGCAAACGCAGTTCCAGCGCATATAGTAAGTGCCGATCATAGTGAAAACTATACAAGCGGCTCAACTACCGCCGCGTTTACTATTTCATTTGGTACGCGTTCTGATATCGAATATATGGCTATTTCAGGACATAACGCGACTGATAGTGGTAACGCTACTATTACTGTAAAAGATGGCGGCACAACGATTGCTAGTGCGACTATCTCAAGCAATAACAATGTGGTTATCACGTTTACTAAACGCTCGTTTACAGATTTACGCGTTGAGTTCACAACAGCAACAAGTACCGCACAAATTACCGTCAGTTATATTGCGGCAGGTGAATATTTAACAGTACCAAATGGCGGAGAGCAAAGCGGTTACGCAAGGCATTGGTTAAACCGTCAACTGACACAACGTGTTACATCTAGTTTAAACGCTGCGCCGGTTGCAGTATTACAACGCAGAACACCATTAAAGGGTAAATTAAATATCCCCAACGCAACAACAGAATTTAGTCGCGGAGATTGGCAAACGCTTATAAACTTTACAACTAACAACCCGTTTTTTATACGTGAAGTTGATACGCTACCAGAATCAAGTTATGTTTGTTATGAAACAAAACTAGACTCAGTAAAAGCGAACGGACAAACGCGAGCACTAGACACGCTTTCTTTAAGTTTTAAAGTTTACAACGGGTTATAAAATGGCAACTTTTGAAGCAACACAATCGCAATTTTCACAAGAACATTTTGAGGTATTGGAAATTGATTTACCGGTAATTGATGGGCTCTGTACTATTGGTGGTGCACTTGGTTATGGTACGCCACTTAGTTGTGATCAACAAACGTACACAACAAAAACTTATAAATTCACTAATGCAAATGCACCACTGTTACCTGAAAGCGAAATTTATAGATGTATAAAATCAATCAGCGAAGCGGTAACAGAGCTAAAACCAAGTGAGGGTTTATCTAGTCGCGGTACGCTATCTATACAGTTTAACGATTTTATAGGCGACCCGAACCAGAATACAGCGGGAGTTACTGCTAAGGTAAAAAGTACAGGCACTTTTTTTGGCAAATTAAATGCTAGACAAATATTTGCCAACAAAGAAGTCAGAATAAAACTTTATAGAGTTCAAGCCGATGGGAGCATTGATTTAGTCAGTGGTGCTCAGACTCGCTATTATTCAGCAGAATCTTTTACAAACAGCGGCAAGGGCGGTTGGTCGTTA